AGCGGTGCATGGCGTTGGTCAATGCAGCCTCACTCTTGCACTCGGTCAGGTTGATGGGCCGCAGATCTTTGAACCGGGTCATGATGCGCTCGGCGTCACTGCGGTACGCATAGGCGCACAGGATGGGTGAGCCTTGGGCCTCGTCAATGATGTCCCCCAGCGCGTCCAGCTTCATGTCATGCACCGGCTCCCACAGGGGCATCCCGGCGATGGGGTACATGGCTCCGTTGGAGAACTGCAAGCACTTGTTGGTGAGAGCCGCCTGGTTGAACGCTTCAACTTCTTTGCCGCTGTCCAGCACCATGAAGAACTCTTTCTCCAGCCTGTCGTATTTGGTCCTCAACTCGTCAGGCATCTCGATCTCGATGTTGTTGACGATCAGGTCAGGCAGCGGGTTGTAATCCTCGGCTGACATCTCCAGCGTGATGTCCCCGATCAGCTTCTTGATGGTGTCCTCGGTGTCCTCGTAGGCCACCTCTTTGTAGGGTCCGACCTTCTTGTAGAACCGGGTGCGGAACGCTGTCTTGCTGGTGCCCAGGCGCTCACCCCTGTCTACCACGAGGAACTGACCGTGCAGGTCTTTGTACCCGTTGCTGGCAGGGGTGCCCGTCAAGCCCGTGGTCCAGTCGAACTGGTCCGCGATCTTGCGAAACGCTTTGACCCGGTTCGTGGCGCTGTTCTTCATCTTGCTGATCTCGTCCCACACGATGCCGTTGAAAGGCATGGGGCGACCCTTTTTGACGAAGTATGTCTGTAAGGTTTCAGCAAGCCAGCCAAGGTTCTCGTAGTTCACCATGTAGACATCAGCAGGGCGCAGCAGGGCGCGGGTGCGCTGGTCCTTTGTGCCTGCGACCATGCTGAACTTGAGGTGCTTGGTGTGTTCCCACTTCACAGCCTCTTGACGCCACACAAGTCGGATGACTCGGATGGGGGCCACGATGATCACACCGCGCAGGAAGCTGGTGCGGATCAGGTGGGCTAGCGTGGTCAAGGTGATCACGGTCTTGCCCAGCCCCATGTCCAGCCACAGCATCGAGTGAGGATGCGTGGACTGGAAGTTGACAGCCTTTTGCTGGTAGCCGTGGAGTAAGTCAGGTGTCAGCATATGCCGTTCTCAATCAGGCCGCACATGGTGTCGATGCACTCCTTACCGGCGTCCACGTTGTCCACCACGAACACATTGATCGCCTGCTGGCGCAGCCTGTGGTGCTCACGCTCTTGTGCAGGTGTGGCCTTTTGACCCTCACGCTTGAACTCGATGAAGAACACCCGACCGTTCAGGATGAACAGACGATCAGGCACAGCGGCACGGGCAGGGCTGGTGAACTTATAGACCATCATGCCCTTGGTCTTGGCGTAGTCGCAGACCTTGGCCTCAATCTGTTTTTCTAGCACGGCGGTTCTCCAAATCAATCAGCAACTCGATGTAGTGCTTGGCCTTCTCAAGATCGGCCATGCCGTTCTTCTTGCGCCAGCGGCTGATGTACTTCACCACGTTGCCCTCCATGTACCCCATCGCGTTGGCGTGGATGTATTCAATCGGCTGGATCGGCAGATCCTTGTAATGATTGCCGCCCACTTGTTTGTCCAATGCTGTTGTCATCTTGTTCCATTCCTCAAGTTCTTCAGGTGTTACTTCGGTTACGCTAAACCCAGACATAGTTTCTCCACTTCTCTGACGTAATAGTCAAAATCGACAGGCAGCTTGCCTGCGTCCTTGATGTCGTTGCAGACCTGTACGCCCCAGCCTGACTCGATGCCAATCTTTCGCCATTCACCGGGCTTCTTCGCCAGTGGTGGCATCCACTTGAACAGGCGACCACCACCCTTGGCGATGTAGTAGCGCGTGGTGTTTTGCAGTCGCACGGTCACGCCGTCACGCTCGATACCCAAGTGACTCGACCGGGGCACCTTGGTGCGCAGCATGAAGTCCATGATGTCGGGCCACTGCTCGACTGTCTCGCGGATCGGTGCGCCCTCAACCAGCACCTTCTCGGCCACCTTGGGTACCACCAGTCCACCAGCGTTCTGGTGCCAGCCAACCTTGTACTCGTAGGCACCTTTGCGCTTGGTGCTGCCGTCCTCAAACACGCCAATGTACGAGTTGACATCGCGGATCATCATGGCCTTGTAGACGGCTTCCTCAAGGTTCAACCCGGTACGCGACTGCCACGCAGCGCGGGCCAGATCGACAAGCATCTTGTGGCTGCGGGGCACACGCACAGTCAGGCCGTCAGTGTTCACTTGGATCAAGCGCAGACCGGGGATGTGCATCAACCCTTCGGCCAGCAGACACAGCAGCAGTTGACCGTTGAGCGTGATGCTCATGGTGAACAGCGGGTCGTAGAAGATCGAGAACTGGTTGTTGCTGTCACCATAGACGCCGTTCAGCGCCAGCTTCAGCATCGCGCTTTCTGCGGACTTCTTGGGGTACTGTTTGCGCTGCTCGAACAGGTGCTTGTAGATGCTGACAAACTCTTTTCCGAGATGGGCCGGGTGAAACCCATTCGTGATTGCCAAGTTTGGATAGTATGAAGTGACATCCAAGTCCACGATGACGTACTCACCGTCAGACTCGATGACTTCAGACTCGACGGAGCCGTGGATTCCTCCAAGGCCAAAGACAAAAGTGAATCCATTGACTGTTGCTGTGAGGTCCGTGAAGACCCCTTTGGTTTCGGTGATGGTCTGAGCCTTGAGCCAGTTCATCACCCGGTTAAATTCAGGATGCTCGAAGTTGATCCACGGTAGGATGGCATCCTTGAGGTGGATCACCGGGCGCTTGGTCTGCCGGGGTGTGCGACCCTTGGGGCCGAAGTCGTAGCAGGCAACACCGGCTTCTTCCAACTTCATAGTGAAGTAGTCTTTGCCGATCTTGGTATCGTTGTGGTTCATGAAGTCACGCTGGTACTTGCGCGTGAGTTCTTCACGGAAGTGAATCATGTCAAGCGTGTGGTGATAGAACGCCTTGGTCTGCGCCACATCGTGCTGGTTGTACCGCTTGAGCACCTCGATCTGCTCACGGTTGAGCACGGTGCCCACGGGGAACGGCAGGTCTTCAATGCTGTCACTGCGCATGTTGAACTCCAGCACCTTGAGGCTGGTAGATCGGGCACGGTTGTCGAAGTGGTGAATCTTGAACAGGTCGATCTGGGTCACAAACTGGTCTGTGGGCTTGACAAGATGGACCCATCTGCTGTCGTCTTCATCTTGCGAGTTGATGATCGCCATCGCCTTGTCGTACAGGGCGCGGGAGTCAGATCGACCCATGCGAATCAGCGTATGCAGGACGGGATAGTCGAACCCCAAGTTATTGAACCCGACCATCCGGGCATTCGTATCCTTGAGATACTGGAGAAACTCGATAATCTCTTTGGAGTCGTTGCGCCAGCCGCTGATTTCAAAAGACCAGCGTAACGGTACTTCTGCATGTTCCACCGCCAGCGTGAAGACGTTGGGGTAGGTTTCGATGTCGAATACATAGTCGTTACTCATTACGGTTACCGGGTGAGGTGGGGCTTACTCGCTACGTCTGTGGCTTGGTACTGGTGGTTGATCCGGCTTTCGGTCACACAGCATCCGCTTTCAGCCCCGATTCAATTACTGGCTCAGAAATGAAGGAAGACCGTTTTGCGGCGCAAACGGCGCAGCAGGCATCGCAGGCGCACCTTGAGGCGCAGCGCCGAACATGCCAGCAGGAGCACCCGCCACCGCACCAAACAAGTTAGACGCATCAACGGCTCCTTCACCGAATGGGGTATCGTCACCAGCAAACTGAACAGCGATCAGGTCGCAGCGGATGCCACGGCCATGCTTGTTGTCTTGAGGCCAAGGCTTGACGGCAGCATTGACTCGGCAGCCGCCGTACATTTTGCGGGCCAGTTGCTGATACGCCATCGTGTTGGATGGGTCGATGGGTGTACCATCGGCTTGGATCATCTGCGGGGCCGAGTCACGCCCTGCGGTAATAAACACATTGCCAGCGTAGCCGTCATACGGCTGGAAGGTCTTCTTGTTGACCTTCTCCTCACCACGACCAAA